ATATTACCTGAGATGCTCATTACGAACTTCCATACATAGGAGTTAGTAGATGTATCCCCACCAACTAGATGTAAGGTAGCATCATCAGAACCTAAGTGAATACCTTGCATATCGGAAGAGGTAGCGCTTACATCTGCACTCAGGGAGTCGTAAGTAGCAGTAGATATATCTTCAGCTGTGGGCAGAGTGTACTGATGCACCGTATCATTTGATGTATCTAGCACATACAGAGTAAGTCCATCAGAGCTAAGTGCAGCACTGTTAGCTACAGATGTTTCCGCACCTAATGCAAGGCTCTTGCCACTGTATGTAGCAGTAGTTAGATCATCTGCTGTAGTAAGATCATACTGATATATTATATCAGCTCCGCCCCCATCTAATACATACAGCTTAGTATGGTCAGCATTGAAGAATATATCAGCAGGAGATACTTCGCCCACACCTATAACTAAGCTGACTCCAGAGTAGGAGCCAGTACTTGTGTCATAAGCTGTAGTGAGATCATACTGGAATACAGTGCCTTGCAAGGAGCCTATAGTGAATAGCTTAGTACCATCCAAGCTTAGATCTACACTCTTAGGGATACCTTCCTGGGAGCCTGTATAAAGTTTCTTATTCAGATAATAGGAATTAGCTAGATCAAAGTTGCAAGTAGCTAGCACCTCTCTCCACAGGTTGGTACGTACTCCTGTAGGATCTGGGTTAGGTATGGATACATTACTCATAGTAGCTTATGCTCCCCTTTCCGTAGCTAGTCTTGCCCGTAAAGCTGTAAGGGAGAGCCCCTTTATGGTAGCTACTTCTGTGGCTATAAGAGCTGATATAGCTTTCTCGCGCTCGATTGCTATAAGCTCAGTTCTGATATTAATACCCTCCTGCGAGGCCAAGTAAGTAGTGTACTCAACTAGCCAACCAGCCTGCTCGGAAGTAGAAGGCAAGCCCCCAGGAAATTTAACTAGCCTCACTACTCCATCTTCGTCACTTCTACATTGCATACCTTGTCGGTCTGGAAACTTCCAGTAAACAGCTTTATCTATAGTCATACCCTTAGCTCCGTTATAGTTAAGGAAGAGGCGTAGGCAGCAGCAAAGTCTGCGGTAGCTGAAGTGCCATTAAGGGTAAAAGCAGCTCCACTACCAATGTTAAGTCCGCCCCTAAGTTTAAAAGTAATCTCTGCTACTGCGCCTGCTGTCATATAGTGACTAAACACAAGCATATGAGTTTCTCCGAGTGTGTCTACATAAAAAGAGCTAACAGCTAGTGCGCTAGCTACTGAGTCCTGAAATAAAGCTGCTATCACACTCCTAACTGCGTAAGTACTGCCGCACTGTATAGCTACCTGAATTAATAACTTGTTAGCTGCGTCAGTAGGGGTGATAGCTAGCGCTATGTACTCGTCCCCCTCTGTGTTCTGTGGGACAGTATCATCAAGGGGGATAATCGTTGTACCACTAGCGAAGCTACCAGTTCGCCCATGCACTACCTGCACAACTTCGCTATAAATGGGATTATAGGCAGGGCCACTCCAGTTAGTTCCATCACAAGTAAGTATTACCCAACCAGCCTCTTGTAACACTAACGTAGTAGCTCCATTAACAGTCTCACTTGCATTACCATCTACAGTAATCACACCAGTGCCTGCATTTCTTATCACCAATGCAAATCCATCAGTGGCAGTAGCAGCAGCAAGCAGATTGATTGTAACTGTGCCTGTCACATTAATAATGTACCCTCTATCCCCTGCAACTACTGTGTAGTTAGCGCTCTTAGTGAGAGTGCCTTTAAGGATAGGAATAACTGTGTCTACCACTACAGTAGCCAACTCAGTTAGTACTGCTTCTACATCTGTACCAGTGAAGTTACCTCCTGAGTCCTCTACTCCTATAAGTGAGGCTCCCTTAGCATTAGCTACAGATAACAAGTCATCATCCAGTATTAAGGAAGCTCCCTTAGCTTCAGTCAATCCGCTCATGTTACTTCTCCAGTTTAGTGAGCTGCAGTTCTTTAGCTACAGGAGCCAGCACGCACAGCCTCTAAGAGACCTCGAATGATCCTCTCGAATAAGCTCTTTGTAATGAGAGAGCCAAATACAGATAAAGAAGCAGAAGTAAGACCAGATATAAGTGCAGTAATCATAAATATCTCCTATAGCATGGATGTTGCTGCTAGTGCTAGCCAGTAATAGTTTTAGGTTTGAATGAAATGTGGAAGTGATTAACTTCAAATGCTACATAGTAGTCATCACCAAGTGCTTCTCTTAACTGCTTAGTTACTTTCGGTATGTCATTTGGTAAGAAGTCTCTAGTCCTGCTATCTATAGCATAACCTAAGTAGTGCCTAGATGTACCTGAGTGCTTGCCCTCTACGCCCGAAGTTATAACAAAGTCTACTCCATACTTGCTGTAAACTCCATCACCTATCATAGCAGCCAGTACCATCTGTGGCTGCAAACCTGTAAGTCTTACCCCTGATTTAATCTTTATCATTGTTTTGGCCAGTGTGTTATAGCAGCCCAAAGTGCCGCTAATGCTGTGATAGTAAGAGCTGTGAGTCTTATGAACCTACCAGCTCTGCCCAGGAAACCTACTACTGTCTTTGAATCTTCAAACACCTTTACTACTTCTTGCATACTGCACTTAAGCTCGTAGAAATCCTTTCTAAAATCTTTTAAATCATCAGTAAGTAATGCTTGCCTTTCTGCTACTTCGCAGCTCTCTCCATGTGGGCACTTAGCTAATCTGCGTATAGGTGTATCTGAGTTATTGCTGCCGGTCATGCAAACTCTCCTATGTAAGTTTATGCGCTCTATGTACTCTATGCGTAATCTATGAACTGCACATCATCATTCAGATCAAGACCTGATGTGAATAAGACTGTAGTTGAGGAGGGTTCAGTATAAGCTTCAGATGCACCTATGATCTGCTTAACTCCATTCACAAATACTTGCAAGTTACCACCTACTGTAAATGTAATATCTGCAAGAGTGAATAGTGTCTGCCCAGATGTAGCTACTAGATGCTCTACTGTCTGCGCTACATCTGATGCTGAAGCTGCTGACCATACATTAACTGCTACCATAATACACCTCCAAAAGTTTTATAAGTGTTAGCTCTAGTACCCTAGTACCCTTAGTACCCTACGTCAGATAGGGCAGTAGCTCTAAGTAATACGTAAGCTTCACCTACCAAGGAATCATAAGCTCTAGCTTGCTCATCATACCCGATAGTCTTAAATATGGTTCGTGCTGCTGCATATATAATTGAGTCAGGATACAGATCTGCAATCCATGAAGAGTAACCTGAAGATGTAACTATGGGAAGTACGTAGCAACCTACAATCAGGTTATCTATCTCTGTAGAGGATTTAATCTCTATAACTCTTCCTGCAACATAAGCTACATCAGTCTTATCTAGCCCATAAGAATCTAATACTTCCTCAGGATCTATAACCTCTATGAAGGCACCTACTTCTGCTGTAACTAGGTTGTACTTTCTGATATACTTCAGAGAGCGAAAGTTAGAGATTATAGATATGTAATCTAAGCTATGTATGTAAGCTGCTGAGTCTGCAGTCCATCTAGCTTCATGTAAGTCTTTAGAGTAGAAATCTGTCATGTGCGCTTTTAATGTCGCAGATTTAATCGCTAGAGTAGTCTCAGCTACAAGACTTGGGCGGTTAGTTAGCGCATACACTTCAGTAAGTAACTCTGCCATTGTAATCATAGTGCTGTATCTCCTGAAGTACCTGAAGTACCTGAAATGCTCATAGCCCTAAGCCTAAGCGTATTGCTATCCTTCTTACAAAGTTTATAAGGGGTGCAGCTCCTGCTGCTATGAAAGTAGCAACAGTGCTAAGAGTACCAGTTGCAGTATAAGTAGAAGTAACTGGAAGCTCCAATGAGTCCTCATAGCTGGATGCTCCTGTAGCTCCTACTGGTAATGTCTTTGCTACCTTCTTCACTATAGTAGGAGAACCTACTGCTGCTGGGCTGAAGTACTTACTAATAAGCTTACTTATAGTAGAGGAGCCTGCAGCTGTGACAGGCACTGTAATTACATGGGTAGCTATTGTATCTAAGGCTGCAGAAGATCCTACTCCAGAGAATGTTAATGTCAGGTAGTTAGTAATTGGACTACCAGCGCCATACTCAATGGGTATTATCTGGGTGCGTGGTTCAAATACCTGCCAAGGCTTCTCTCTTAAGCTAGTAGATTCATAATCACTTAATTCCGTTTCATTACCTATAATAAACAAGTAAAACATAGTTCCCGTGAACCAGTTTCCTAAACTACCGTCACCATCAGTCCCTAGTGCATCGGCGTCAGTACCAACCAGAAACTTTCGGGTTTCGACCATCGTTCTAGCGTCGTCAGTATTGCTACTCTTTACGCGGGAATGTCCTGTTTTTGTATAAAACGCTGCTGTATTTATCGCACTGTCAGCGTATACAAAATCAACCTCATTATCGAGTATGTCGCTAGTTTCATTCACCAAAGCAGTGAAGGTAGTATTGTATGACCTCGCTTGAAGAGCTGTGTCTGTCGCGTATACTTGGAAATCAGTAGCGCCACCATTCCAGCCATACACACTACAAAATATATTATCGGTGTCTGTTACTACAAACCCACCCGCGACTGTTCTTCTAACAGCACCAGTCAATATACCTGGGTCTATGTAACCATACTGACCTGTGCCGGAGAATGTTAAACCCCGCTTACCGTTAACTATCTCAGCAACGGGGCTACCAACAATATTAATATGGTTCCCATTACCCGACAAATCTTTAACTTGCCCGTTAACTATCCCATTAAACAGGTACGCACCGACTATATTACGCCCTATAGGATGGGATTTATCTACCCGAACAGCAACGTTAGGTAATGCAGTCCACGGTATTTTCCGCTTTATGAATCCATTAGCCATTATGCTGTAGTGAACGTAACGCCTTGGTAAGTGAATAAGCCAGTCTGAGCAGCAGCTAAAGCACCTGTATGGTCATGCGCAATAAATAAACCCCAGAAGTTAGGCAACGCACCACCGAATAAAGCTGCAACTGAGAATGGTGGAATGTAATATTTAAGGCCAGCGGTTGCGACTGTTACAACAGCAGCATCGGCAAACTTCAAGCTGTTAAGAACTGAAACATGCCCCAGAGTTTCTGCGCTATCAACGCCATCTAAGACATCAATCGCAATTGTTGCCAGCGAAGTATCAGACCCCCAAACATAGACATTTATAGTTTCCCCAATCACCGGCGCAGTTGTCGCATGCCCTAAAATACCATTGCAGTTTACTAGTGCATCCATGTAAGCATTAGTTGAGTTATCAATCTCGTCGCTCTCTCTACCTGCTACAAAAGTAGCGCTAGTACCAAGGGCTGACAGATCGATACCTATCGCAAGTGGGCCGGTTAGTGTTTGTTTTGTTTCGGCCATGTTATGCGCTCCTTATTACAGTGACTAAACCTAGCACGCTATTTGGGTGCATATTGCCAAGGCCGATTAAAACTGCTGTGTTTACAGTTTTAGTCCCTAACGCGCTGATAATAGGGAATGAAACTGAGTTGGTTGGTAGAACCCCCTCAACATCAGCCAGAATGTTAGCGTCAGCCAAATCAATCTTACCATCTTGCGTTAAGAAGTTAAGTTTAGCAATCGCTGTACTGGTAAGATTACCAAACTCATCTGGATCAAGGGCTGCTTTAAAAGCACTTTCACCCACGCTATTGACCTTCGCAGGTTTATCAACAAGCAGTAATTCATCTACCACTTGCTGGTCTGTCATTCCTGAGTATGCGGCTGAGTTGTCCGTAAGCTCCTGAGTTATTTTTTCTCTGTAATTCATAGCGCTAGCTCCTTAGCTCCAAGTTAGCTGGAAAGTGGACTCAATCTTATCGCCTATAGCTAAAGCTATGGCTGCGAAATCTGAGTGTAAGAGTAAGTTGCCAGCAGTAGCAGCATCAAGTACGCCTACATTAGTAATACTCTGTGCACTCAAGGAGGTAATAGTAGCAACAAATTGATTCTGGTTAGCTGCTGGCTGAGACATAGTGGCACTGACTCTAGCTTCTGCTGCCTCAGTAAAGAGAGCTGCATCTGCCTTAGCAGCAGTTCCTGCGCCAGTACCCCAACCTACTTGCCAAGTTGGAGCTGCTGTAGTGCCATCCATTATATCAGCTGTTAGTTCTTCTCCATCATCAGTGTATATATCAGCCATGCTTAATGTCCTCTATGTCTCCGTTAGCTCTAATAACTCTAAGTCCTACCAGTTTGACTATAGGCTTAGCTGAAACTCGTTTAACACTGTCAGGAGCAGGAACTCCAGGAATAGTGGGCTTATTCAGATCTTCTTTCTTTACAAAGCATCTGCCTCTGGAGACACCTGGACGCATTACTTCTCCACGCCTCCAAGCTTTAAACTTCTCCCATATCCTTAGTTTCATGACCTGACTCCGATATACTTATATTAAGTGCGCGTGCGTGCGCTACCAAATAGCTACTATATTAGTAGCAGTTGTACTTGTAGTTCTGATCTGCTTAACCCTTATGGGTAACACAGAACCAGCGGGGACAGAACTAAATACTACGTCAGTGTCCCCTTCATCTCCTGCCATTCTCACAGCTAGATTACCCGCTCCACCTACATAGATAGAGCGAGTGAAGTTATCCAGATCTGTGTCAGCAGGAGTTATAGCTTCCGCATGTGCGGCAGGAGTAGTAACTCCCGAAGCTGAAAAGTCAGTTTGGTCTACCATGGGTTATCCCTCTGAAGAGCTAGAGCCAGCAGCTACAGCACCTAGAGATTTAGTATCTGCAGGCACAACTCGCTGTGTATCTGTATTACCTAATGTAGGATTAGGCACCTGAACTACGCCCGCATCAATAGCTTCTTGTAGGATTCTCTTTCTTAGAGCTGCCATCGGGTCTAAATCTTCTGAAGTAAGCTCGCCTTCATAACTTATATATGGCGAACCTTCTTCTATTAATTTGTTAAGGAAAGCTACTTCATCCTTTGCTGCTGTGATATACTTGTAAGCTGTGATAGAGATAAGCTTGCCATTATCCATAGCAATACGCTGATTCTCTAAGCTAGATATGTAAGACTGGTAAAGTACTACTTTAGCTGGCACAAGCTTAGGAGCTGATGCCACTTGTGGCGCTACCTGCTCTTGCTGCTGCGATGAAGCCTGAGCTACTTTAGCTTCTGTGTCTGATTTAAGTTTGCTTAAGTCGATCTGTGTTTGTGTTTTAGTATTCATGTTGTCCACCTTGTAGTTATGTTTTATATAATTGGTTTTAAATGTGGGACATCCTTGTCCCTGGATTGATTACACTATACCTGCTAGTACTAGCCAGCTGCAGCAGCGGTCAGATTGTAGATTACGCCATTAGCAGGAGGGTTCTTGATAACAGTAGTACACTCAGTAGTAAGAGTGCCACCTACTGCATCAATGCCATTATCCTGAGCTTGGTTACCTGAAGTGTTAAACTCTTTGTTCTGAGTCTTACGATCTCCAAGATAAGCCAAACGGAAAGTAGCTAGATCCACAGGAACTGCCATCTTAGACCATGTGCTGTTAGAGTTAAACATTGGATGCTCAATCAAACGCAGCTTACCACGAGCAGTAGTAAGTGTGCTGAACTGCAAGCCCCAGTTAGTTTGGCCATCTACCAGTTGGTAAGTGCCATTCAAACGACCAATGTTATTAAGCACTAACTTAGCAGAACCACCAACAAACATTACTCGTTCATTAGCTCCCTTAGGATCTGTTACTTGATCAAAGAGTGGATCTAACATAGCTTCCAACTGAGTCCAGGTAGTAGTACCACCAGCAGTAAATACATTAGTAGAGCCGCCGTAGCTAGATGGGTAGTAGCTTGCAGTACCTACAATATTTACCAAACCATCCATAGTACGGAATGGCTGACCATTACGAGTAGACTCAGACTTCTGACCAAAGAAGATAGCTTTCTCAATGTCAGCAGCATGGAACGCAGCACAGTCTTGACGACTTTCAGCTACATTAGTCTCACCAGCAATAACCTGGGTAGCACGAGCTGACTCAGAAACTGCCCAAGTGTTACGGAAGATCTGTGTCAGATTAGTGATACGCACAGGAATGATATTGTTAGCGCTAGGACGAGTACTAGACTCTTCAAACGCATTACCAACCTGATACAAAGTATCAGAAGCTGTAGTATTAGCTGCAACTACAGAGCCCACTGAGCGAGATACTTTAACAGAGGTAGCACTTAAGATAGAGTCAATAAGTACATTCTCTCCGGTAGAAGTTACTCGCATCAGCATACCAGGTAAGATATTAGCTGTAGATGCTACAGTCATAGTAGTAGCTGCTGCAAGAGCTTGCGCACTAAGAGTCATCTCAGGGAAGATCATAGTCTTAGTGAAGAAGCCATGCTCAGTTTGTACTGCTGTTTCTGAGCTTAGCATTGAAGTTAATCCGAACAACGGTGCAGTACCATTCGGCATTAAACGAGTAATCATACTCGCAAAAGATTTTTTGGCAAGATCTGTAGTGAAATCACCAGTATTAAACATACCCGTAGACATATTAGTTACCTCGTAAGATTAATGTTAGTAGCGTCATGCCACTGAATGTATATAGCTAGGTAGTACTGGTAGCTCTAGTACAGATCGAAAGTGTTAGTACCTGTTTTAATCAGGGTGAAGATACGACTAGCTTGAGGTGCAACACTTAGAGTGTTGTTAGCGCCAATAGCAGTCATGCCAGCACCTACAGCAATTACTACATCAAATGCAGCAAGCTGTGAGTTGGTTACTACGAAGCTATAGGCATCACCGATATCCATAGAGTCATAACCTACAGCAGCTTGTAACAGTGTAGCAGTAGGTAAGGTGTAGATTACATCACTTGTAAGCGTAGTACCTTGATGGATTAAACCACCAGCTACATCTGCTACACCAAGAGTAGCATCTGCTTCAGCAGCATACACCTTAGGGTTAAAGTTAGCAAGTAAGCCTACGCCAGCTCGCATGGGCTGAAGTAACTTACCATCTGGTGAAACATTAGCACGATTAAAGCCCATGAGCTTTCTCCTGTAAGATTATAAATATAAGTATAGCTAATTAAGTATTACTGGCCAGCTAAGAAGCTTTCCCAGTTAATATTGGTATCGACTTGGCCTGGTACTGTGGTGGGAGCTTTAGGGTTAAAAGCTTCGCCCATTACAGTTACGTAGTTCTGAGCCATTTCTGTAAGTTGTTGGGGAGTTGCAGTTGGATTAGTTGCAGCTAACTGAACTTGAACTGCATCAATGATAGGTTTAATTGCGGGGTTTGAAAATAGAGGGTTGGCTGCCTGTAAGTTATTAGAGGCGTTTTGTGTTCTTATTAGCTCTGGGATAGAAGCTGTTTGACTATCCAGAGCTGTTTTAATAGCTTGCTCTTGCATCTTGTTAGCAGCCATAGTAGCTTGAATTAGTACTTGCTGAGCCACTGAGTTCATAGACTCAGTAAATGCTGCTTGAGCTTCTTCTCCGCCAGCAGCTATACGAGCCAAGTTATCAGTTCCTATGGTACTTGTAAAATCTGCCTTGCTGATTATCTCTTGCAGCTTAGTTGCATCTAGCTGCGCTGGGGCTTTAACATTTCCCTCAGCGTCAGCAACAGGTTCCCACATTTTGCTGAATTGGGCAAGAGGGGAATCGGGAGTCTGTGTTCCTTCTGGTGCTGGTGCTGGAATCATACCATTAGCTTCTGTTCCAGGAGTTGCTGGATTAGAAGGAGCTACACCATCTGGTATATTACCAGGAGTAGCAGGTGCTGCTGGAGGAGTTGCTGGAGCAGCCGTAGCTGCAGGCGCTGCAGGAGTAGCTGGGGCAGAAGAAAATAAGTTAGCTAGCATATTCATTATGTTAATCCTTGTGGTGTAAGTTAGGTTAGGTTACTTTTAGTTACTTTTAGTACTCGGGAGTTGTGTACTCATCTACAGCTGCTGCTGAGTCATCAAATAAGACAGTAAGTATATCCATCTGACCTTTAAGGTACGCTTCTTGCTGTATGAAAGCCATACGATTGTTATCATCATAGATTAATCTTAACTTCTCTTCAGCTATGTTTGCTAGTTTGTTACGCATACTAAGTAGCTGAGTAGTAGTAAGTATAATACCATCTATCGCTTCCTTATCTGTCAGATCATAAGATGTAAATGAGTTAGGTATAATTGTTGCCATGAGCTTTAGTTCCTATTGTGGGCCAGGATTATCTCCTGAGTCTGGTTGTTGTGGTTTATCTGGTGTGGGCGTAACAGTTGCAGGATCATAACCGTACTCTTCTGGCTTAGGCTGCGGTGGTAACTTCTCCGGATCTATGCCCTTTTCAATACCTACTGTAGCTAATTGCTGCCAGCTACCTAAGGCTTGCTCATAAGCTTGCTGCTCAGGAGACTTCTCAAAAGGAGATAGATCTGCTCCTCTAGTTTTCATGAGATAAGAGAACATAGGAGCCATGTTATAACCAGCACCTATTTGAGGAGATGAGCCTATAACTTGTAATGCAACAGAGAAAGATTCAGCATTGATGATCTTAGTTGAAGGTATAAGACCATCAGAGATCTTAAAGTTAAGAACAGCTTTACGCAGCTTTATAGGATCTATCTCTATAGCTCTCTGCTTATCTCTATTATATAAGGTAGTGCCTCCCTGATACTGCAGAGTATTAAGCTTAAGAATCTCTTTCATAGGTACGAAAGTTTGATGTTCTAAGAGTATAGAAGCTGTCTGCTCTCTGCCATTAGCATTCTGCATAACAGTATCAAACTCTTCTAAGGTTCTATTACCTTTCTGGAACTGTCCCTGAGAAGCTCTGTTCTGCCCACTAATCTGATTGGATAGCTCCATAAGGCTACCTATCTGCTGCATAGAGACTCCAGCTTGATCTTCTCTATAAGGGAACTGGTATACTGCATCCCCTATATTCTTACCATAAGCTGCTGGGCGAACTGGAATCTTAGCAGAAGGATTTGAAGAGTTAATGTGAGCTTTTGCTACACGAGATGGGTCATACAGAACTCTGTCAGTTACAGCTCTG